AGTTCCTGATGTTCCGTCAATTCCATCTACTCCTGAAGTTCCTGAATTTCCATCATCACCATCTATTCCAGATGAACCATCTATACCTGAAGTTCCTGAAGTCCCATCATTTCCATCCACACCTGATGTTCCACTTGAACCATAGAAATTACCATCCAATCCTGAAGTCCCTGAAGTTCCATCACCACCTATAACTCCATCTTGTCCATCCAATCCTGAAGTTCCTGAAGTTCCATTCACTCCTGAAGTTCCATCTTCACCATCCACTCCTGAAGTTCCTGAAGTTCCATTCACTCCTGAAGTTCCATCTTCACCATCCACTCCTGAAGTTCCTGAAGTTCCATCCACTCCTGAAGTTCCACTTGAACCATAGAAATTACCATCCACTCCTGAAGTCCCTGAAGTTCCATCACCACCTATAACTCCATCTTGTCCATCCAATCCTGAAGTTCCTGAAGTTCCACTTCCTATATAACCCCCAAGTGGTCCAGTTTCAGTAGGTCCTCCTGTATCATCTAATACACAATCAAAATGGGAATATATAGATATACTAAAAGTCCATCCTATACTTTCACTATCATAATTTACATCAATAGGAACTAAACTTAAATCATATTCAATTGTAAGATACTGATCCAAGTATTGAACAAAGGCAACACTCCAGGTCATTAGTTTATCATATATTTCTAATCTATTTGATTTATCTTTTTTTATCTTATTGATAATAGCGATTGTAAAATTAAAATATAAATCACTATTTTTATCGTGTGTTGAATCAGATGGAATTATAAAACACGCAGGATATTTCCAGTTATAACCAACTGTATTATCATCCAAACCCATTTCATAATCAAAACCAAAATCTACATATTCCATAGTATAACCTGATTCATTTGTTATACCTGATGATACTTCCATTAAATAATTTACTAAATCTTTATATGATAAACTTGTCATATCTTTTTTATTTTTTTTAACCTAATTTTTGTTTCCCATCTTTACTCTTCTCTTTTATCTTTTCTATTTCGTTTTCTTTCTTTAAAATTATTAACCAATTAAATATTACTTCTAATTCTGTATTTCCAACCTCTTCCAATTTTGTTATATCATCATTTGATAAATTCTTCAATATAAGATACCAACCAAATATTTTATTTATTTCGTTGATTTCATCATTTGATTCATTATCATCGTCTTCCTGTTTAAATATAGAATTCTCGTATTCTTTATATATTCTTTTTCTCTTTGATAAAAAAAAACATTCAATCCTAACGCATCATTCATATCCATTTCCAATATATCATTTTCAATTTCTTCCTTTATAGAATTGTCCCATTTTATAGGAATATATTTTAATTTTAACCAACTCCATTTCATAGGTCTTAAATATATAGATAAAACTTTATGTAAATTAGTTATGAATTCTTCTTCACTCTTTAAGAATTCTTCTAACATAACCCATTGATTATAAGATGATTTTAAAATATCTTCTATGTAATATTTTTTTCCATTAATTTTAATTTTTGTATCTTCTATTGTAGATGGTTTTAAATCTATTAATTCATTTGATTTTTTAATTACTTCTTTAGCAGTCATATTAGAACTATCCACACCGAAATAATCTAAAATTTTTTTATGATAAAATTTATCATCTCTATCAAACTTATTTAATTCTATATAATCTTTCAACTTCATATATCTATATATTATTTTTTAAAGGAATGTAAAGTTTAATTTGGTTTTAAATTCATAATACATTCTCATCATTATCATATCAGAAAAATCAGGAGACCTTCCTATCATACTTTTTATATTTTCTTTTGAAATTACAGACGTTTTTTGATCTTCATTATCATCTATCTTATGTGCCTGTAAATCTGCTATAATCTCGTCCTTATATTTATCATCTAATCTTATTTCATTTATCATTTCACTTAATTTAAAATAACATTGACTTCTTAAATTTCTATAATTCTCACTATTAAAAGGACTTGAATTATTTTTAAATTTAACACATCCTTTTAAGTAATCCGCTACTCCAATACCTATTCCATCCGCATCTATCACTACATTTTTAATAGGTATTTTAAATGTTTTCATTTTTTCTTTTATATCTTTTACAATATATTCAGTCGTCTTTTTTTCACTTACAGAAACATTTATCAATCTCATACCACTCCATATTCCTATTACTGTTTTATCATTTCCAACATTAGCAATATCAGCGGTTAAGTAAGGTGTTCCTTCTTTCACATCATTATAAAACGATTGTAATATATCATCATATTTAAATAAAGAAAAGTCTTCGTCAGCATATTCCCAATTCCCTTTTAACAACCTTTCTTTTTCAGGAGCATTTAAAACCTTTTTTAAATTTTCTACATAACTTTCATCTAATGATGGGTTATCTTGAGGAAGACCAAGAACAACTTTTCTCCAACTAGGTAATGTTCCTTCTTTATATTTCTTATAATACTCTTCATATAACCAACCTTTATTTGGGTTAGAAACTAATAAAAGTTTTGGTATTAAACCATATTCTTTTAACATATGACTTAAACGGGTTTGTATTATATCAATTGCTTTCTTTGAAATTTGTGATACTTCATCTACAGCAGCAAAGGTTAATGATAAAGATAATAACCTATCAAAATTAGGATCTGATGGATTGTTATATAATTCCAAGAAAAATAATTTAGAACCATTATTAAATTCAAGTATCATATCCTGTCTATTAAATTGATAATTTAAAGAATCTTTCCCTGAACCTGATATTGGACCTTCTTTTAATCCTACATTTCTAAAAAATTCAAATAAGGTTTGTAAAGTTGTCTTTTTTAAAGTAGTTAATCTACTTCTACATATCGCTCCTGATATATTAGGATATTGTAAGGCATAGATAGTTGCCCATGCTGCCAATAGATATGTCTTTGAAACTCTAACACTTCCACCAAAGAAAATCTGTGTTGATTCATTATCCATTAAATACTGAAGTGCCGACCATTGTATTTTAAATGGTTGAAAATCTATTTTCATTTTTTCTTTGTTGTTCTTTTAGTAGTTGTTTTTCTTCTCGTAGTCCTTTTTGGTTTAGATTTTTCTACTGGTTCTTCTTTAGTTTCATCTTCCAATTCATTTAAAGTTTTTTCATAAGGGTTGTCATCTTTTAAATCTTTTATTTCATTATTTAATTCTTTCAAATCTTCTAATGTTTCTTCATCTTTAAGATGTTTATTATACTCATCTAACAATCTATTATAAATGTTATTTAATTCCAATACATCATTCTTTAAACAAGTAGAACAACCACCACTTCTTTTAAATTTAATAAATGATGCTGATTTGTTTAACATTTCAGTTGTTATGTTTCTTTTGTTTTTTAAAACTACTGAAGACCAATACTCCATAAATTTAATTTGTTCGTTTGAAAGTCCTTTCTTTTTTGAAAAAGCCATATTTGTTTGTTTTTTTTTAAATATCTATACTTGTGCTAAACACCGATTTATATAACCATGCCGACAATGCGTATGATATTAGACCTAGATATAAACCGTCTAGCGCGGGTAAAAAGAATACAAAAGTGATCCAATATGCTAAACAACTATTACAATTTAGAAGTTTCCATATTGAATATGCTATCGTATCCACTATAAAATAATCTGATTTTAATTCCCTTCTTGGTCCTACTCCTAACTTATTTTTAATCCATTGGAGAGGGTCTATATCATTTGCTAATATGTTTGAAGCAATTGATATTAAGATTAATATAAATAAAGTTTCTAATGTCATATCGGTTTATTTTTTTTATAATTATCTTTTATTATTTCTCTTGCTGATTTAGCAATTCTTAAAACTGTTCTATAATTCATATTCATTCTTTTAGAAAGTTCTTTTAATGTTATATCCCTTTTCAAATAAATATAATAAAATTGTAATCGTATCTTCTCATCTTCTTCTTCTTTAGAAAGTTTGGTTTTATTATTTTTATATTTTAAAAGTTCTTTATTAATGAATTCTATTTTTTCATCCTTTTCATAATCATATTCTTCATCTATAGGTTCTTCAAATTCATCCTTTTCATAATCATTATTCCTTAAATAATTATTATAATAACTCTTATAGTAATTTCTTTGATTTAAAATTATTCCCATAATGAACTGAGGTAGAACTTTTTGTTCATATAACCTATTCAGTTTCAGGTTGTTATATCTTAAAAGGGTTAAATAAATATATTGTGATAAATCTTCTGTTGAATGTTCCCTTTTTGTTCTATCTATAACCTTCATAATAAATTTATTTATATCTATATTTTTATATACCCAAATAACTATTTCATTATTGGTCATCTATTCCTCTTCTTTTTTTATAATAATTTATAGCATATTCAATCTCCTTCGTCTTATTTCTTTTATAATATTCCCTTCTTGCTTTGTTCATTGCTATTTTCCTTTCTTCAGGGGTATTATATTTTTTATTTTTTCTAGTTGTTTCTATAACAACTTTTTCTTTTAGATTACCTATAATTTCTAACCATGATTTAAATATATCTGATTTAGGTTTTTCCATTTTTATTATTACCATTTTCTATTTTTTTATTTTCAGGGGTTATATCTATTGTTGTTCTATTGTTATGTTCAGAAGGAGGAATTATATTTAACTGAAGGGGTTGATTATAAGATATGTTCTGGTCTATCTCTTGTTTTTCTACCCATCCTCTTTCTCTTCCTTTCGTCTTTAAATAGAAAATTAAACTTGCTTCTTTTCCCTTTTCTATATTCTTATAAATCTGTGTTTCAACAAAATCCAAAGACATTTCTTTTATGTTATTTACTTCTTTTATAAAATCTTCGTCTTTTTGCATCCAACTCCAATAAGTAGATCTCTTTAAACCAGAGTTCTTTAATGATGGACTAATTACTCCATAGTTTTTTTCAAGTGCTTCAAGAAATAATCTTTTCTTTATTTTACTTGACATTCTTTTTGATGAAGGATTACCTCCATCAGGCGTCGCGTTAGTAGTTCTTTTCTTTCTTGCCATAATCTTATTTTTTCTTTTTATATTTATATACTTCTTCCAATATATTCTCTAAAAGAATTATATTCATATATATCTTTTCTCTATTTGAAATAATATCTTCTATATCTTCAAAATCATCTTCAGAAGATAATGTTTTTAATTTCTCTATTTGTATTTTTACCCATTCTTCTTTATTTATCATAATCTTCTTCTCCTTCCCCTTGATATTCTAACATACTGTTTCCTACTTCAATTATCTTCATTCCTCTTCCTATTAATGATAAGGCAGTTTTTATAATTTCTTCTTTATCATTTACATAAGCATAACCTTTTGTTCCTCTCGATACAATAGGCATTCCTTTTAATCTTAATCTTCTTATTCCTTCCTGAAGTTGAATGGTGTTTATAACGAATAAAGATTTTAGAAACTTTCCAGTTATACTCTTTCCTTCGTTCTTTAAGAATTGTTCTTCTATTCCATCTAAAATTGTTTGACTTAATGCATATTTTTCCATATTCCTATTTTTTTTCTAGTATATATAAACAAAAAAATATCACTTTTTTCCACTTTTTTACCTATATTTTATATTAAAAAAAGAGTTAATAGTTTAAAAATTAGAAGAAAAAGGGTCATTTTAGGGTCATTTTAGGGTCATTTTAGGGTCATTTTAGGCCGAAAAAGGGTCATTTAAGGTCGAAATACTATAAGAGACTTCCTGAATAACTAAAAAAAAAAAAAGCGATCAAGGATTTCCTGAACTCCCCAATTCACTAAAAAAAATATAATAATATAATATATATATATCATGATCTTGCATGTTTTGTCTATAATCCCTATGAATAAAGGGGTTCAGGTGTGCGAATTTTAATGTTTTTAAGAAGGAGTATGTTTAAGTATGTTTGAAAAATGAGTTTTAAGGGTATTTTTATTTGATCTGGAGGAGTTTAAATTATTTTTGGTATATGA